ACTTTAAAAGTATTAGCCATTTATCCTCCTATTATATTATTAACCGAGCGCGATTGCAAGAGCCGTAGGGTCTTCGCTTGAAAATCCTGCACTTGTTAAATACGTTTTTACATCAGATAGTGCTACCTGCACCATCGTTCCATTATCATTTGTTACTAATCTATCTGCATCTGCTAAAGTAGTAGATGTTGCAGATGTGTCACCATCCATAATGTTTAATTCAGCGGCAGTTGCATCAACAGCAGCAAGTTTAGTTAAATCTGCTTGTACTAATCCGGAAACACCGTCTAATAAATTTAATTCAGCAGCAGTAGATGTCACATTAGTGCCACCAATATCTAAAGTTGTTACAGATATTTCTCCTGCAACAGTGGCAATACCATCTGCTAAAGTAATTAAATCTGTATCATCAGTATGACCAATTGTAGCTCCGTTAATAGCTATATTATCAACAGTGAGCGCTGTCAGTGTTCCTAAAGAAGTAATGTTTGTTTGTGCCGCACCAGTTACTGTGGCAGCCGTTCCAGATACATTACCTGTTACATTACCTGTTAATGGTCCTGCAAAAGCGTCTGCTGTTACAGTGCCATCAAAAAATCCATCTTTAAATTCGACACCGCTACTACCAAGATCAAGTATGTTATCAGCACCCGGTGTTAAAGCACCGTCTGTAAGTATTAATTGTTTTTCATTACCTGCATAAAAATTAATTGTATCAGCAGTTTCAAAATCTATTTTTGTTTCATCGTCTTCACCAATTTTAACATCTGTTGCTAAAATTGATGTAATGCCTGTTTGTGCTGCATCTACACTTAATGTGTTAGTTGATAAAGATACACCTGTCCCTGCAACGAAAGCAGTTTTAGACATTGCGATAGCCGCACTTGCATTAACATCAGCGTTAACAATAACGCCACTTGCAATACCAAAGACACCTGCGTTAGTTAAACTAACATCTCCGCTTGGAACAACAGGATTAAAATTTGTACCATCAGCAACCATGATAGCGGTGTTTGTATTTGTTCCCATGGTAATATCATCACCAGAAACTGTTAAATCACCTGTTACTGTTAAATTACGTCCTACAGTCGCATCATTATTCGCATCTTCAAATATTAATTTACTTGCGGGAATTGTACAAAATACGTCTTTCGTACCTGCTGCAAAATCAACCGCACTATCACTGTTAGAAGAAGATATGACAGTTGTTCTTGCTAAATCAGAACTATCACCATCTAGTGTGCCTAACCCAACTTCAAATTCGTTTGCTGTTTGATGGACAATAGCATAATACGTTGTATTACTATTACCAACACCAGCAGCAAAAGTTTCAAAACCAGTTACTGCACCAGCAAGAGAAACAGTCCCTGTTCCTGTGGTTGTCGTGGTTTCTTTTACACGATCATTAATGACTAGTGCCATTTAATCTCCTAGGCTAATCTTAATATTGCGTTACTCGCATCTGCCGCTGGAAACTGAATAGTAAATGTTCCACTAGTAGATGTTTTATCTCCACCAAAATCTAATACAGCTACAGCTTTGTTTGAGTCTGAACTATTGTAGATTAATGCGCCTCTTGCAGTTATGGTTGCTGATGTAAAAGATATATCAGCGAAGTCACAAATTGCAGTTGTACCACTTGTTGTTGGAGTTACGCTTGTAAGCGTTCCGCCTGTTGCTGTGTATGTTCCAGAGTTTGATACCTCGTTGGAACTTGAATAAGCAGTTGTGGTTGCGTCTAGTGAAGCTGAGCTTGTATAAAGTGCTATTTTAAAAGTATCACCACTGGTAGCTGTAAAATTATGCGTACCTACTAGCAATTCTTGTTTAAAACTTGTGCATACAGCTTGAGTTATTGCCATGTTTTATCCTCCTATGGGTTCTGTGATTGCAAAGGAGTTCTTAACGCCCCGTGCATGTACTCATCTCTTCGGTGTCTTCCTTGCTGTTCTATAACTAGCTCTTGAAGGGCACGTTGATATGATTGTTCATATAATTGCAGCATTTCCGCTGGTCCCTTCAAAAATTTGAAGGCTTCTGCAAGACATCCATAAAGCAATAGTGCCGGAGCATTATTACCCAACCAAGAGGTTGTATTTGAACTAGATAGTCTTGTTGGTAATCTAGTAATTCCTAACTCAACGTTATAAGCTAAATCTGGTGTTGGTGCAACATAAATTGTGTTGTGATCCCACCATGCCCAATATCGTGGCGTTCCCGTTGCTGTTCGATCTGGCCAATATTCGTTCATATAACTAATATCACGTTGTTCTAAAAATGATCTTGTTGTAGAACTAGGAGAAAATATCTGCATTGTTCTAATAGTACCAAGAGATTCTGGTGTGGGTGTCGTTCCACCCGGTAAAGATAGAAAAGCACTACTTGCTACAAGATTTGCTGTTTGATGAGATTTAAATACGTCTAAATCGACATCTCTAAATATTCTGTTTTCAGCGTGTTCAATAAAATCATTTGTTCTTGTAGCTGTCAGTACATCTGTACTAACCTCTGTGTAATCTAATATTTGTTGTGTTAATTCTGAATATGTAACGGCCATTATGATGTACTCACTGTTACTGTACCAATAGATGATACAACTAAAGGTTGTTTTTTATTTGTTGCTGGTTGCATAGAATTATTATAATCAAAAAATCCTGCTCCTCCAACAAAAACAGTTATAGGCTCTAGTCTATCTGGTCTACCATCTTTAACACTTTGTGCATCTGCCGCGTGTCTCTGTCTTTCAAGCTGTGGATGTTTAGCTTCAAACTCAGATTTATGGACCATAGAACCATTCCATTCTTTTACCATTTCTTTGTAAGGAAACTCCATACCACTACGATCAGATATTGCTTTTGAATATTTACCAGAAGCATGAGCCATTAGATATATCCTCTCTCTGGTGTAGCAAAGAAACTAGAACGTGGTCTGTCTTCTTCCGAAGCACGTTGCCATTCTTCTTCATACAATTGTTTTAGTAAAGGTGTTCTTTCTGGTGCTTTTTTTACAGAAGTGTAATAAGCTAAACCAGAAGTTAAGCAGGGTAAAAATCTAGTTGGAACTTCTAACTGATCATTGTAGTTACCTGCATCCTGTATTTTAGTTAACCCATAATATTTAAATGTATGAGCACCATCTGGTGTTGGATATAGATACAATGTAGGAGTTGATGCTCCTCTTTCCAAAAAGTATTGTACCGGTGTACCTTCACTAGATTTAGTAGAAATATTTAAATACTCAGCTCGACTTATTCTATCAACTTCGATATCTGTTGTAGTATCTGATGCTTTAAATACAACTGCTTCAAGTATGTCAACTAAGTCACTATCGAGTGTGTAACTTGTTGTGCTACCTGTTAGTGTTAATGTTCTAAGCTCAACAGTCCAAAGATTAATACCTCTGTTAGCCCATTCAGCTAACATAATATTAAGTGAACGTCTTGCGCTTTTTAAATCATAACCCGATCTAGAATTAATTCCACATCTTTCAAATGCTTCTTCAATAACTTGATCAACGTCTAAATTAAAAGTATTGGTTCCGGATGTTGCCATTATCTACCTACTTTTCCCATTGCCTTGTTATGAGCCTTTTTAAAACTTTTACCTTTTTTCATGGCTTTCTTCATAGAAGACATGTGTTTTTTTGTATGTTGCTTAGAATGCTTTTTTAAAGCTTTTTTTCCAGCTTTTGATATTTGTTGTGGCATCGAAGACCTACTAATCATTATTAATAGATTTTTTGAAACTCTGCAATAACTGTGTACATATTACCAGAATCCGCGGTACCCGGTACAACAAAGTTAACATCGCTTTGATTACTGTTACTAGACTTGTCTGCTGGTATACCACCAAACTCTCTAAAATCCCAATAACCTGCACCAGTTAATCCTATAATAGGAATATCTCCGTCTGAATCTTCTTCATCTAAACGTGCGTAAGAGTCTCCTCCATCGCCACCTTGACAAGAATACCAAACTCTAAGTAATCCTAAATGTGCTACAGCAGTTCCGTCTGATCTAGCAGCTAATGCTGATACATCGCCAAAAACTGTAGTGCTTCCTGTGCCGTCTGATTGATTAACTATTTTAATAACAACTCTATTATCGTTTTGTTGTAGGATAGTCGGTCCTGTAACTGTGTCTGCCATGTTCCCTCCTTAATTAAGAACTGTGGGGCCGTAGCCCCACGATATTATTTTATTGGTCTGCAAATGCAGGTGCATCAGCACCTTCAGCGTAGCCCCAAATGTAATAGTTAGTGCTATCCTTCGCCACAATGTTTATCTCAAACAAACCAGTGTCTGTTAAAGTTAATTGTGAGTTGGAGTTTCCATCAGAATAAACAGATACGTTATCTGCATTAGAATCTAAATGAGCAATACCACCTAAAAAGAAATTAGAATTTCCCGGTGTTTTGATAATTACATTTTCTGTTTCTTCCGCAGCACCACCATAAATTAGTTTGTAAGTTTGACCAGCAACTGGTGATGGTAATGTAATTGTTCTGTTAGCACCGATTCCCGGAACTACAAGAACTCTACCACTATGTGTTGCAGCGTCAAGAGTTTTGTCTTCATCACCTAAAGCAACTGGTGCATCACCCATAGTGATGATTTCAGTTATTGCTCCAGTAGAAGCACTTTTACTAATAGTTTTAACTGTGCTTTCAGATCTAATAGGACCCGAAAAAGTTGAATTAGCCATTTTTACCTCGTAAGTAAGTCATACCATCTCTACGAGCGTCTGCTAGGGCAGTCAGTATAACCAGTTATCCTAGTTGTCATGTGGGGGACAATGCCCCCACAAGTTAAGAGTAATTATGCTCCCGGTGAACCAAAGATACCTCTAAAGTCAGAGAACCCGAATGAGTATCTCTCTCTAGATTTGTATCTAACGTTTCCAGTTTCAAA